AAAAGCACTTGTCTCTGTTGCTGATGTTGCCCTAGACAATAGCTCTTGGAGCTTAAATCTTTGGGGCGAGGATCTTCTGGCCACAGTTCGTGGCGGTGCAATATATCGATGGGATACATCAGGCGGTATAGGAAATAGGGCTGTTCTTGTTTCATCTATATCAGGCGCAGAAAGCGTACCCACAGTGGCGCGTGTTACAACTATCTCATTCCCAGATCGGCATTTTATAGCTGGCGGCACACAGGCATATGCAGTTGGTGGCGGTGGTGATGTTGATAACATGCTTGTGCGATGGTCAACACAAGAAGATTTTACCAAGTTTGGTCCGACATCGCTTAACACAGCAGGTGATCAAAGACTTGAAGTTGGCACAAAAATTGTTGCTATGGCCAATGCAAGAGAAGAAACAATCATATCAACAGATGAAGCCATTTATGGCATGACATTTGTTGGTGAACCATTTATCTTTGCTTTTAGATTGCTTGCCACAGATGCTGGAGCGGCTGGTCTTAATACAATGATGAGCGTTGATGGCAACGTATTCTGGATGGGTAAACGTAATTTTTTCATCTATGATGGTATTGTCAAAGAGCTTCCATGTTCTGTTCAGTATTTTGTATTTGATCGTATGCAAACACGTTACATCGATAAAGTTGTTGTTGGTCATAATAAAAAATTCAAAGAAATAACTTGGTTTTATGTAAGCACAGCAAATAGTGCAGGAGAAACAAATCCAGAAAACGACAGCTATGTGACTTATAATTATTTGGAAAACGCATGGTCAATCGGAACAATGGACAGATCCGTATGGAGTGACAGCTTTGGTGTAAGATCTGTTCCATTTGCATTTGATCCCAGTGGTATTTTATATAACCATGAAACAGGAACAAACGCCAATGGTGCGGCTATGGATTGTTTTATTGAAAGCTCTCCAAGAGAATTAACTGTGGAAGGCAATAATCTTTACATGGTCGATAAACTTGTGCCAGATGTAACTATGACATCTGATACTTCACTCAGTTTATTTATGAATACACGTAAATATCCAGCAGCGCCTGAAACAACAAAAGGTCCGTTTACTGTCACGCAATCCACAGAAAAAGTTAGTACAAGAGCCAAGGGGCGTCAGATAGCCTTGAAGTGGCAAAGCACTGGTACACTAGATCAATGGACACTTGGCGACTCTAGGATCAATACAAGAGAGGATGGACTAAGATGAGTGCTGGCCCATTAGCAATATTACGTTTGCCTACGCCACCTTCCGATTATCAACAAGGTTATATGGCTAGATTAACAAATACGCTTGAGCTTGAAAAACAAGCCACATATTTTGCGGCATCTCTTGGTTTAACTAATGCTGTAGACCAAGCTGAAGCAACTGCTTGGTTTATGACCTGATGGCTAACAACTACAAAAATGCCAAAGTTGATCTTACAACAACAGACATTACCACATTATATACATGTCCGGGCGCTACAACTACTATTGTAAAGTCCATTTTGGTATCTGAAGATAGCGGAAATGCAGACACAATTACAGTTACAATTACCAATTCAGCCAGTGCTGTTTTTAGCCTCTTCAAAACTAAAGCAATATCTGCTAATGCTACAACAGAGTTGCTGACTGCGCCTTTGGTTGTACAAGAAAGTGAAATTTTAAAAGTTACAGCAGCAACAGCAAATAGGCTGCATGTTGTGGCTAGTTTTTTAGAGGTGACTTAATGGCTATTACGATTGGTCCTGATGGAGAATTACAACTAGGCTCAACACTTGGCTTGCCTCCAGCCATGACTACACCAGTTGGAGCCTTGGCTGATATACCTCTTTCAGCACCAAGAGTTGATTTTACACCAGTTAAGAATGAAGAAGAAGGCACACTGACTATCCCGACAATAGAGCTTCAAACAAGGGATACTGGCCTTGGTTTGGGTGAATTACAAAAAGTATATGGCACAAAGTATATGCCAATGTTTCAATTTGTAGCTGCCCAACAAACAGGAACATACACTTTTGATCCCAATGAAAACGCCTTAGATCAGGAAAAAGTAGATGAACTTCGCCAAGAGTTTGAAGCAGAACATGGTTTATCAGCAGATGCTGCGTTTAATCAACAGCAAGAATTATTAAGGGCGTCACAAGGACTTGCTGGCGCTACAGGTGGACGTGTTGGTGCAACTATTGGAGCGGCTTTAGCTGGTGACGCATCTATAGAACAAGCTATTGGAGAAGGATTTAAATCTGTAAATCCATTCAGCTTTTTAGGTAAAAAAAGCACTGAAACATCTGCTGCTCAAGCTGGCAGAAACATTGCTGGAGGTTCAGAACTAGCAAGACCAGATGCACTTTTTCAAGGACCAATGCCTCAAGCTGAGGGATTTATTGGAAGAGTTGGAACAAGACTTAATCCGACTACTGATGCTGGTAGCGCCAATCTTAAAATGACTGGTGGTCAATTTGTTGGTGATTTTCTTGTGCAAATGGCAACAGGCGCAGATCCTATGGATGCAGCAAAAAGTGCAGGAAAATCTGCTGTTTTAAGTTATGTTGCAAACGCTATTATTCCGGGATCAGGGCCAGTTGTGGCGTTTTTATCAAAATTTGATATAGATCTTAACCCATTCGACTAAGGAGCATAAAATGCCGGGACATATGGAAATGAATAAAAAGCCTCCCATGCCAAACATGAGGGGCGCAAACATGAACCAAGGCCAAGACGTAAAGCGCAAGGCAGAAGCCAATATGATGAAAGCATCGCCTGAACTGGCTGCTATTCTTGTTGGCCGATTAAGCGCCATGACGCCAGAACAGCTAGATCAATTAGACAGGGCAATAACGCCAGAGGCAGCTAGAGCATTAATGATGTTACTTCCTGAACTGCGTGAGCTTATTCAGGCAATCCAGCAACAAGGTGGTCAGGCTCCACGCCGTGAGGCTCCACGCCGTCAGGCTCCACCACCACAGCCACAAATGGGCGCGTTAGGCGGTATGGCTTAATGATAAGATTGGCGACAGTCGAAGATCTTTCTGAGTTATACATGATGCTTCATGTTATGCACTCAGAAGCCAATGACGTATCGCCAATAAACTCTGAAAAGCTAACAAATGCTATATCTACTGCTTTGCACAAAGGCGTAGTTTTGGTTTTTGAAAAAGATAGAAAAATTGTTGGATCTATTGGCGGTATGGAAAGCACTGACTGGTGGTCAACAAAAAAATACTTATCTGATATGTGGTTTTTTGTTTATAAAGAACATAGAAAGTCAAAAGCAGCATTAACTCTTGTAAAAAGTTTTTTGCAAGTTGGAAAAGAAGCAAAAGTAAAAGTTAAATTAGGACATGTTTATTCTGGCGATCTTGACAGAAAAGACAATTTTTTTGAGCGACTTGGTTTGAAAAAAACTGGTTCGCTATATGCGGAGGCGTAAATGGGCGGTTTTTGTACACCATCTTACACAAGTTTGCCAGATGTAGATGAAGCAGTAAAAGGCACAGAAATACCAGAATGGGTTTCTGCTGCTGGTAGAACACTGTTTGAACGCGCTGCTCAAGTGGCAGATTCTCCATATCCAACATATACAGGTGAAAGAACAGCAACTTTTGATGGTGATAGATTAACAGCAGATGAACGCGCTGGTATGAACATTCTGCGCGAAGGTGCTGAAGATTTTATTCCATTTATCAATAGAGCCTCAAGCATTGCAAACACACTAGGACGTGGATACGACAGCTTTTCACGCGAAGAGCTTCTTGGAGATCCATACGCTGGAGCAACACGCGAAAGTCTTATTGGTGATTTTCAAACACTTTCTGCTGATGAGCTTCTTGGTGGTTATACAGGAGCCAGTAGAGAAGAACTTTTAGGTGATTATCAAGGAGCTAGTAGAGAAGAGCTTTTAGGTGATTTTCAAGGAGCTACTAGAGAAGAGCTTTTAGGTGATCAATTTAGTTTAGAATCAGCACAACCTTTCTTGGATATTTATCAAGGCGCACAAGACGCTGCTGTGCGTGAAATTGAAGAACAATCTATTAGAGCGCAAAATAGAGCAAGATTGGGCGCAGGAACAAGCGGAGCTTTTGGATCTAGACTAGGCATTCTTGAGGGAACTGCGGCTGGAGAAGCAAGTGAAGCGGCTGGAGATTTAAGGGCAAGAGCAGCGCGAGAAGGTTTAGGCTTTGCCACAGATAGATTTGACAGAGAACGCGCAGCAAGATTTGCAGCAGAAGATACTTTAAGTAGTCAAGCAGAAAGAGATCGTGCGGCAAGATTTGGCGCAGAAGATGTTATGCGCGGTCAATTTATGGAAGATCGTGCGGCAAGATTTGGTGCAGAAGATGTCATGCGCGGTCAGTTTATGGAAGATCGTGCTGGTCGGTTTTCAGCAGAAGATATGCGAAGATCACAAGCAGAAGCAGATCGCGGTGCAAGATTTGGCGCAGAAGATGTCATGTATGATCGATTTGGCGATCAACGCGCTGCTAGATTTGGCGCAGAAGAGGCGTTGCGTACAGGCTTTGAAACAGATGAAGCAGCACGTATTGCACAGATGGAATCATACAGATCAATGGCTCCACTGATTAGCGATCTTCAACAGCAAGCAGCAGCAGGATTAATATCATCTGGAGAAGCACAGAGAATACTTGATCAACGCGCACTGGATCTGGCCTATGCAGATTACATGGATCAACGCATGTATGATATGGATATGGTTAACTTCGCACTTGGTGCGCTATCTGGTACGCCATACAATGTTCTTAATAGATCACTTGGCCTTGGAGTAGACTTTGCGGCCAACCCAAGCATATACGGTCAAAGCATTTCAGCACTTGGTCAATTGGCATCTGCTTATGGCTATGCAAATAGGAGCCAATAATGACGCAGCATACATATGGCGCATCAGGAAGTAACTTATCTGATAGTGCAATGGGCGCTTTGGCAACATTAGCTGGCGGCACTACAAGAGCGCAACAGGCACTTGCCTTGGCGCAAGAATTATCGCCACAGCCAGAACCTGTTGATCCATATCTTGCTGCTTTAAAGTTTTTTACTGAAATGGGCGTACAGGCATCACAGCCCGGTGCAACTGTTCTGGGATCTGCTGTATCGGCTGGTAGAGCGCCTTTAGAATACTTGGAGGCAAAGGCTAGGGAAAAGGATAAAGCCAAGCAGACAATGCTCTCAACGGCCACAACGCTGGCGTCTAGTTTGAAACCACCTAAAACTACTGGCAAAGTAACCTATCGCCCAGCTACAGCAGACGAGTTAAAACAATATGGTGCGACTGCTGGTCAGATGGGCAGTGATGGTAAATTTTATGATTTGAGTAAAACTACTGGTTCAACAAACAATGATCTAAAACCATTTGGCCTTATAGACATTACAAAGTTAGCAGATATGCAAAGAGTAATTCCTAATGCTTCATTAGATGCTGATGGTAATATTCTTTTAACTGATGCTGAATCAAGGATGGCTGGTGTTCGCCCATATATTGGACAAAAAATTGTACCCGATAAAAGCAGCGAAACCGTAAGAGAGCCTAAATTCTCTGATGATGGTACAGGCACGTTAAGATATACGGCAAATCCACCAGAAGGAAAAAATATTGGTGATATAGTTTTTGAAGATGTAGACATTACAGGATTTACTGAAAATGAATTGCGACTTGCTAATTCCCTGCGAGATGATCTTACAAAACAAATAGAACCTTTCAGAGATATAAAATCAGCGTTTACTCAAATAGATGGGTTTTATGAAGAAGCTCAATCAGAAAACAGTCCAGTATCTGATTACTCACTTGCTGTTCAATATGCAAAAGTTATTGATCCCGGTACTGCCGCCAGAGAGGGCGAAGTTGCAGCGATTGCCACTGCTGGTGCTATGTCATCAGCATTTAAAGCTGCGTTGACTAACGCCCTTATGGGAACTGGTAAATTAAGTCCAAGAATGAGGGCATCTATTTATAACAACGCATTAAGAATTTATGGCACTAAACTACCAAGTGCTTTAGCAACTATTGAAAGATACAAAACACAATCAAATGCTCAAAAAGATGGTTTGTTTAAACTTGTTGGTTTGAACGTAGATGCAGAATCATACAAGCCAGTAGGAGAGGGTGGGTATCAACCGAAAGACATTGATAGCCTTGCGGAAACTCCTGAAGATAATTCAACATATAACTTTCCACCAGACTTTAATTTTAACTCTTTAGATAGAAATGCTCTTTTAGGTCTACTTAGACTGCCAGCGGGTTCATTAGATGATAGAACTTTAGAGAAAATAGATGAAGCGTTGAGTAATTGAGGGTAAAATAAATGGCTGATAAACAAGAAAAATTAGATGAGCTAAGAGCAAAATATGACATAAAAATGTCTAAGGCTCAAAAAGCTAGACTTATTGGCCAAGGCGCTCTTTTAGGTTTTGGTGATGAAATAGAGGCATTAGTTAGGTCACTTTCTCCAAATGTAACATATGGGGAAGCAGTTGATGAAATTAGAAGTAATATATCTGAAGCAAAAGATGCATTTCCTATAGAATCTGCTGCTTATGAAATTGGAGGTGCATTTATACCGGGTCTTGCTGCTGCGCCATTTACAGGTGGTGGAAGTCTTATTCCAACAATGGGTCGTGCTGCTGCTATTGGTGCTGCTGAAGGAGCCATTTACGGCATTGGAACTGGAACAGATGCAGAAAGCAGACTTACAGAAGGGGCTAAAGGAGCAGTTACAGGAGCAATTGTTAATCCTGCTGTTCAAAAAGGATTCCAAGTTGTAACAGGTGGAGCTAAAGGATTATCAACTTATTTAAGAAATAAATTTGGGGACAAACTGGCAAAACCTGTTGAAGATGAGGTAATGCGTATAGTTGAAGATTCTGGTCTTTCTGTAGATGAAATATTATCCAGAATTGCTAGTGGTGAAATATTCCCAGATATGTCTGGAACTGTTTTAGCTGAACTTCGTGGTTATGCAGCGCAAGGCGGCAAAGGCAGAACAGTTATTGAAGAAACCGTAAGAGATCGCAGTGGAAAACTCAGAGATGAAGCGGTTTCAGAATTACAGGCAGGATTATCTCCAGATGTTCCTGTGGGTAATATTACAATGGCGTTTAATAATACCTTTGACAAATTAAAAAAACTTGAGAGCCAAGCATATAAAGATTTATTTTCAGACCCAAAAAACAATCCCACAATTAGCCCAAATAATCTTTTAACTGGTCCAAATACAAGTCCATCTGTAATTGAAAAAGCTCAAGTCGCCCAACAGCTTTCTTCTGTATCTGAAGAATTGCTTCAAGATTTTCCATTTCTTCGCACAAAAGTTAACGCTATTTTTAAAGCAAAAAAAATGCCTTTGCCGTTTGAGATAAATGATGGAGTTTTGTCTTTAACAAGACCACTTGATTTGGAAACTGTTGAAGTTATGCGCCGTGCATTGGCTGAAAATGTAAATAAAGGATTTAAAGGTGGTGACGCAACTTTAGCTGCTGCTAGAGATAGTCGTGAAAAAGAATTACGTTCTTTGCTTGATGCGTTTTCTGATCCTTTGAAAAAAACAAGAGAAAATTGGTCACAAATAATGACAACCAAAGAGACTTTTGACCAAGGAAAAAAAGCTCTATCGATGAAGCCAGAAGAGCTTGAGGAAATGGTTGCTCAAATAGACCCCCAATACTTAGAGGCATTGAGAGCAGGGTTTGCAACTTCAATAAAATACAAAGCAGGCGCAGGAGCGAGGCAAACTTTAATTGGCAAGCTGGCTGATCTTCGATCTAACGAAAGAATGGTATTAGAGGCCCTTTACCCAAATGAAGGTTTTGAACAAATTGCTGACAAAATATTAAAATCTCGTCAGGCATTTACAACAGAATCAGGGGCTATTTCTGGAAGTCAAACAGCATTTACACAACAAGCTGTTAAGCGTCAGGGCAATGCTGGTAACTTAGCAGATATGGCAGATATTGTTGGAAGCACAATGACAGGCAATGTGACAGCAGCCACTTTATCAGCAGGCAGAGTTATTAAAAGAAGTTTGGGTAAACAGGCAGAAGCCTTAACTGAAGACCAAATAGAAAAAATAGCCAGAATTTTGGTAACGGAAGATCCATCTGTGTTTGAAGCAGCAATCAACAATGTTGAAGGTCGAGAAAAACTTGTTGCTCGCATTTTAAAATTAACCAGAATGGTTGCAGGCGGCACAGGTAGTTTAGCAATTGTAGCAAGTGATGAAGCAGTTGGAGATACTGTTGCAAACATGATTTCATCAGCGACAGCAGATGAATCACCAGCATTACAAAGTTTAGTTCAATCTACTTCGCCAAACGTGGCGCAAAGAATACAACAGTCAGCAAGATAATTAAGACTGCTCCTCCCTTTCGTAGTATTTAACAGATCCATACTTTGGACCATAGGCTTGACCGTAAATCATGGTCTTTAATTCTTCGAGGCTGTCGGCCTCTGCCGACAACCGCTCGTTTGTGCCTGACTGCACATAATATGCTACATATTTTTTCATTAGTAATCCTCGATAAAAAAGGGGGAAATTAAGGGGGAAATTAGGGGGAAATAATTCCCCCCCCATCCCCAATTTTTTACGCTGCTTTTTTTTATTTATTTTCGTATTCTTGAATGGCCTTAAGACTTTCCAAAACCTCCGACCATGAATAGTGTGCGGAATATTCATTGACGCCCAGATCGACATAATCTTTATCAGTGCCATCGATCCAGTAAGTGTATTGACGTCCACCATCAATGTAAGTGTCATATTCAGCCGTGATCTCCAGACCAAGTTTAGCAGCTAGGCGTTTTGCTTTGCCACGATCACTGTCTGCACCACACGCCACACGCTTTGGCTTGTTGGCCACATTAGGTTTGGTAATAGCTCCCATGCTGTGAAGCTCATAAACTTCAGCAACACGCGCCCTGCGCTTGACACGCTTGTCACGAATAGATGTTGGTGATCCAAGAATACCACAGACAATGCGGCGACCTTGTACCAGTTGCCAGTGCCAGCCAGCCACAATCAAAAATACACGATTGGCTGTGCGCTCTTTTACTGTTGCTTTGAGCCAAGCTGCCAGTGTCGGGCCTTTGCTTCGGCCAAGGTTCAAGCCAAAAGTTGTGCGTGTGCTTTCGATACCACAAAGCTCAAGAGATCTTTTGACCTCCCATGTGGATGAGCCTTTGACTGCCTTCTTACCACCAACGTGACGTATTAGGCGAGCGGACTCGCCTGTAGTCATGCCAGTGATGGCGCTGATGACGGATGGACCACAGTAGCGATTTTTGTCAGCTTTTGTTTTGCCGTGATTGACTGGTTTGATGTTTAAGTTTTTCATAGTTATTAACCAAACCTCCATGTCTTAATTTCTTCAAGCCATGTCATCGATTCATTATAAACAACAAGCTGCATTTCGTTAGCCAAAAAAGAAAATGGCATATTGTGTTCTATTAATTTGGTGCGGTGCATTCCAACATTGCGAACGCGCTGACGAAATGCTGTTTGTGCTTCTTCTTCGGTTTTGTATGTGCGAACAGCAAAGCAATTTTGCTTGCCTTCTTTAGTGTTAAAAGATCTGATTTCGTATGTATTTGACATTGTAGTTTCCTTTCTTTCTCTCTCTCTACATTATATATATATGCATTCTGTCATAGATTACAATAGGTCAAAGAAAAAAAGTGGACTTTATGTCCACTCTCTTTGAATTTTTAATCCTTTCACAAGCATTTCTTCAGCATCTTTTTTGTTGCCGCGCTTAAGGGTATCAAGCGCCCATGCGACCCAAGATGCTGCGTGGGGCGACAGCAGCTCAGACTTTGGCTCTGGCTCTGGGCGAGGCTCTGAGGCGCTTTGCTGAATGCCTCCGACTTTGTTTTCGTTGAGCCAGTTTAGCAGATCCTGCTTTGAGGTTGGTACTTCGACCTCGACCCACTCTCTTGGTGAATTGCGGCGAGCGTCTGCTTGTGTGCCAAACCATTCGCCTTTGTTGTTCATGTACAATCTCATATCAATTATCCTCCCACTCTATATGACATCATGTCTTGATATTTGGCGCGAGCGTCCAACCAGTTGAGGCAATCACGCTTTGTAGTAAATGTGTTTTCCCACTCGCCATCTGCATCAAAGATTCTCCAGTCGTACTCTGGGTAATCTTGCAGCTTTTCAATTTTATAGCCGCGATACTCGTAATGGCCGTTTTCGATTTTTTTAACTGTGTGTGTCATTTGATTTCCTCTCTCTCTATATTATATATATGGTGACACTTGTCATAGATTACAAGGGGTCGAAGCCCCTTTTTTTTAAAAATTATAATCGTGAAATTTGTAAGGCGTCTTCGACAAAATGTGGCGACCATTGGCTGAATAAAAGTGGCCATTTTTGCGAAGGCGAGCGCGGATCACGGGGTACTCAGGGTTTGATTTGTAAACCCACTTCTGAGCGCCTTGGTTTGTGCAGTGACCAGCAAAGCCACCAGCAATGATCTCAGGCTTCCAATTTTTGTTCAGCTCCGCATCCATCACGCGGATCTCAATTGTCTTCGGGGATACAACGCGCACGATCTCATATGGGTGTACATCAGACCATCCGCTATGATTCGCGTGAGTGTATTCGATAGCTTCAACGCCATATTCATATTTGTTGTTATACTCACCACAGCGGCTCACAGGCAGCTCTTCGATGAAATTTTCAGCAGCTTCTTGGCTGTCGAAAGTTGTGGTGATTGTTGAGCTTGCATGTAAGTAACCATTATAGCTACTGATTTTTTCAAAGTACGCTTTATCAGCAGTGTAGCTGTGTGATCCATCGCGTGTACTAACTGTGTCGATTACGGTGATTACGTATTTGGTTAACATGTAGTTTCCTTTCTCTCTCTCTACACTATACATATATGACATCTGTCACAGATTACAAGGGGGTCAATGCATTTTTTTTAAAATTATTTTATGCTCTATAACCGTTTTTTCGCAGTTGTTCGATATAATCTGCCAGTTCCATATCAGCAGCAAAAATCTCGTGATCAATAGTAGAAGGCTTCTCCCTTCTATTCTTAATGTCTTTGAGATTGTTGAGTTGCTGCTTCAGCCACCTAACGTGAGCCGACTGAAACATACTCAAATCTTTTAAATTATCCCTCATTTTTTGGCCTCAACTTGGGTCTAATTGCTTCATGCGAAACAAGCTCAGTGGTATGGCATTTAATTATTATATTATTACCATACAGATCATAAAGTTGTTCATACAAAGGATCTATAACTCCATCATCAGTAACTGACCAATGATATTTCCAATTCATTTTCTTTCCTCAAATTAGTAACGGTTGCAACGATGGAATATAATCCACATTATAATTCTCATTGTCAGTTTTGGGATAACCCAAAATTTTGTAGTTTAGTTTTTTCCTTCTCAGCTTGCGCTCTGCCTTGCTGCCAGTGAAGTAGATATATCGATGCTTGCGTGGTCGCTCAACATACTCCTTAACCTCGCCTTCTTTTTTGGTTCTCCATTCTGTCCGACTGTGCAAACCAGTATTTGTTTTTAAATCTGTACGTTTTTCAGATAGGCCAGTGTAGATGAAGTTGGTCGCTTGATAGACATACCCACAGTGGCCATTGGTTTTGTCAGCGTAGGAAACAATGATGCTAGGCTTGGGCAGCATCTTCAATGCGCGTGATACAAAGAACGAAGCTAGGTTATTTTTGTTATTTACCAAAAACAGCCTGTTTAGTTCCAAGACTTCATCTTTGAACTCTTTTCCACAAACACCCTCGCATAAGTTTAAGCTAGGTGGTGATCCAAAGGTGCAAGCCCCAACCAGATCATTACCATTGTACAGTCCAAAAGCATAAGTGATGCTGGGCAGTCTCTTCAGATAATGAGAATGTTCGATCAGATCGAAGCAAAATTGTTTTTGAATTTTAATTACTTTGAAGTTTTCCAATTCATTCATTCCTCCCCCAGTTATCCTTGGCTTCCATAATCTGACGTGACGCATCTGTAGCGCCCTTGCCAACAATTACCTTAAAGCCTTCATTTTCGAGATATTCTTTAATCTTTTTCTGATCGGGGGAAAGTCGCCCATTTTTACTGCGTTTCATTTCAATCCAAACATCCCAAGCTGGAATAAACAAATCTGGAATCCCAGCCACAACGCCTTCAGCCTTCAACTTCCTTCCAGCACCCACTGATCGCTTGCCGCCATTTGGAATGGCAAAAATTAAGACATTAGGAAACATTGAGCGAAACCAGTTTACAAAGCCAACTTGCTCCGAATGCTCAGAGTGTAACGTCTGAGATATCGAAACCAAAGTCTTCCTTCTCCTCACGATCTATCTCCTCATAGTCAAATTGAACAATTCTTTTGTATTTTCCGTCAGGTTTAATTTTAATTCTACTTGGCTTTTTCCAATACTGACACTCAGAAAGAGCCTCTCTTACTGTATCGGCTGTTGCTCCAAGATATCTTTTTCGCTGCTGATATTTCATTGCAGCGTAACCGCCATGATCTGGACAGATCCACTCAGAAACTTCTTTAAAAAATCCATAGCTATACGTTGCACGAATACTGTCTGGTTTTCCTTCTTTTTGCCAACGCTGATATTTTACATCATCAACTTCAACCCATTCATCCCTAACTTGAGTTGAAATCATTGCGCCCTCATAACTTTTGCTGGCATGGTTCAGCGTGGGTGGTGGAAACTCATGGCCACAAGCTGGACACATTAAAACAGCAGCAGGAACATATAACTGACATTGAGGGCATCCCTTGACTGGTGCTTCGCCTTTAGAATCACCGCGATCATCCCTCTCAGGATTAACCTTATCAATAAAACCATGCCGCTCGACATTCTGGCCATAATCCAAAACAAGACAATCTTCTTTTCCTTCAAAAATTCTAGTTCCACGCCCAATAATCTGGACATATAAACCTGTCGATGCTGTTGCTCGAACCAGCCCAATCAAATCAACATTCGGGGCATCGAAACCAGTGGTTAAAACATTCACGTTTACCAAACATCGAAGACTACCGTTCTTAAATCTTTCGATCTTTATTTCTCTTTGTCTTTGATAATCCTCACCAGTCAAAACTTCGCAGTCAATAAAGCGATCAACAAATTCAGACTTCAACATGTTTGCGTGATTTATGCCACTAGCAAAAATCAACCAGCTTTTACGATCAGCGCCTAAGTCAACAATTTCTTCAACTGTATCATGTACCAAACGAGGATCAGATGCAGCAACAGCCAAATCACTTTCAATAAATTCACCACCTCGCTTCTTCACATTGGTCAGGTCGATCTGTTTCATGCCGCCTTTACTGATAACTGGAGCTAGATAACCCTGATCCATAAGCATAGTGACAGGAATATCGTAAGCAATGCCATCAAAAATTGCGCCTTCGCCTTTGTGCAAATATCCTGAACTCAAGCGGTATGGCGTAGCCGTCAGTCCAACAATCTTCACGTCTGGATTGCACTGCTTCAGGTCATCGATAAACCGACCATAGCGTGTGGTCGTTTTAGGTGGCAGCATGTGCGCCTCATCGATGATCACCAAGTCTGGAGCTGGAACCATGTTAAACGCTTGCTTATAGATGCTCTGAATGCCGCCAAAAGTAATTGGCTGAGTTAAATCCTTTTGTTTCAAAGATGCACTGTAGAAGCCAAATTCAGCATCTGGGTATAACTTTTTTAGTCCATCAGCGCCTTGCTGCAAAAGCTCTTTGACATGCGTTAAAATCAAAACTCTTGTGCCAGCAAATGACATGGCGTCCTTCACGATCTGAGCAATGATCGCTGTCTTTCCAGATCCAGTTGGCGCAACAATCAAAGGGTTTTCACCTTTTTTATTTGACCAATAATCATACAGGCCATTGATCGCGTCTTTCTGATAATCACGAAGCTCAAAAGTCATTTCGTATCCTATCTAAAAAATCATTGGCATCTTTTTGGGCTGATAAAATTTCTTCTTTGGCAATAAAAAAAGTATCAGGAGAAACTTCATTAGAAATATTATCCGAAATTCTTTTCTGAATTTTAGGCCAATTTGACTGCAATCCATAAAGGCTGATCAACCAACTCATAATGCAGCACATTTCTTCAAACTCAATGTCCTCTGGCAATGCAAAATCTATTGCGCCCAAAATTTCTAACATTTCTTCTGGAGTTTTCATTTCATCCTACCTTCAAACAACTCGCGGCTGTTTTCACAATTTCTAAAAACCTCACCAGTATCCTGATTCTCATATTCCACCCAGTCATCACCAGCGTCAGTCATTTCAAAATCCTTTGGCATCATTTGTGGAATGAATAGATGATTGTCGCAACAATCACCTTCCTTGTTTAGCACACAACTCCAAGTACCATCTTGTTCTGGTGTTGAATGACAACATGTTCGACAGTTTACTTCTGGAATCTTACAGCCATGACAAATCGCCCAATATGGACAAAACTTGCAGCGCCAATCGCTGGGATCTTCTGCAATTCGGGTGGGTGGCGTTTTTGCAAAGACAACTTCATGTGCCTTGTCCAGCAGCTTTTGAGCTTCTTTCCTGTTCAGCTTAATGCGCTCACCATACATTTCATCTGTATTTTTATTCACAGCAAAAAAATAACAGCGATCAATTTTAGATAGCATCATGCCAACCTGACATTGCGCCCAGTAGATCGGCTTTGTTTTCTCAAGACCCAGATTACTAAGCGCCTTGAAGTTTCTATCGTTCATTGTTTTAAACTCAAGAGTATGAGGCTTACTGCTTTCTTTAAAACCCTCACCAACGCCGTCCAGCGACAAGGCAAAGTGACCGCCACAAGCCTCAAAGCTAACTTGCTTACCAGTATCAGGATCTCGCTCCCAGACTGTCACGCCCACTGCTCGAAGGTTCGACACAATGCGATCCTCTTCACGATCACCAGTTTCAAACAATCGTAAAAGACGCCCTTCAAACTTAGGCGACCATGCGTGTCGAAATTGATACCACAAAGCTCGCCTGCACTCGTTGCCAATCTGACTACCGCCAAGATGACGCCTATGCTCGTTCTTACGTTTTTCTTCGTAATGTCGATAGATCGCCTGAATGGTTTCAGGAACTATATGTGCCTCAAGATTCATTTTTCTTTTTGTCTTTATGCTCGAAGTATTTCTTCAAACTAATTTTCTGAATTGTCATTTTCTTCATTTTCTTCTCCTTCTTTTCATGTAATGGGGCGACACGCGCCCCATCCCAAAAAAAGATATTATCGCTTCCAAGGTGGAGTAGATGATCCGTTTGAAGCTGCGAGCTTCGGTGCTGGCGCTGGTGCGGCACTTGCCTCACAAGGCTCATAGCCTTTGATATCATTAGAAGCATCATAGCCGTTCTCTGGTGGACGCACGACCACCTTAATCATCATAGGCTTGTCTCGAAGCTCCGCGCTGTCCTGTGGATTTTTTACACCCACCGCATTACAAACACTGGCCAATGTGCGCTGTGCAATCTGAACAGCCGTTTGATTCGGATTTTTTAAATTCAATCGATCAAAAACTTTACGTCCTTGAAATTCGCCTTCGATAATATCAATGGTCAAAAGCAAAAATGAACCAGTCATAGACTTGGTCTGACGTTCTTCAGTGTCTGATATTACAGCCTTATACCACCCATCTGGGAGTGGATCAAACGAGCGCATAGGCTCCACATTTTGTGTATCAAAAGATCTAAGATCCATAATTGATGTCCTTCTATATTAAATATTGTTGAAAGGGATTACCGCCATCAAACGTAAATGGCAGTGGTTGATCGATATTAAATCGATTTTTGGTGACGCTAGATGCCTGTGGAAAGCAAAGTATTTCGCGCTCACCAGTTGAAATGGCGCGTTTCTTTTCGCCATCGCCTCTCGTAAATGTCTTTAGTCTGATTAACCCAACCAGATCGACATTGTCAGTATAATGTGGAATGCTCTTTTTATGCATCCGCACCGTATATCGTGCAAACGGATCTAAGTCTGGAAGATCCAAAGTTTCAGTATCTGCGTGGCCAATAAACACAACGTTCATTCCATTGTCATAAGCCAAGGCTCCAGCCCATTCGCGGATCTGTCGATGCTTTTCAGAAGCAGCACCATAACCAGCGCCATACCCACCACCAGCTTGGCTAATCGATTTGGCTTTCGGATCTGCTGCCACAATTTCGCTTTCAATCATAGTGGCTAGTTGAGTTATGGAATCTATCACAACTGTTTTATAATTATGCTTCTCTGTTGCCAGAGCCTCAATTGCTCCAAGAACATCTTCGCTAGATGTCGCCAGTGGAAACAGACTGACATCTTCATTTCCCTGTAAACTCGCTGTGCCATCTTCAGTTCGAATAAACACAGGCTTTGGAAACATGGCAGCAAGGGTAGTTTTACCCATGCCACCCTCGCCAAACAGAGTAGCAATTATTGGTCGCTGACCTGTCGGCTTAGATAGTGATTTTAAATTTATGGCCATTACAGCACCTCTACTTTCACGCCGACTTTGCCAGCTTTTGTTTCAAACGCCTTTGCGATCTTGCGCCACATTACAGGCTCTTTTTCTGCCAGATACCGACAGCCAACAGCATCAGCAGAAATGCTGTGCTTCACTGGGTGCATATGATCTGGTATTTTGTTTTTGACTTTATCCCAAACATGCACGTCAACTTTACGACTGACAGGCTGTGTCAGTGTAACTTTATGCTCTTCTAATTTGTGGGATATTGTGCCTTCATCTTTGGCCTCAAGAGCCTCTGTGATCTGGCACTCAATCGCATGGCGCTGTGCGATTATTTCTTTTTCTTGCGCCTTAATTTGTAGCCATTCGGCGGCTAAACCATCAATGTTGCTCATGGCAACTCCTTTCTCTTTTTCACTCTCTATAAAAATCTATTTACAGAATTTATTTTACCCTGTAAAGATCTTTTTACAAATAATGCAAAAAGGAGCAAAAAATGGGTGAACTCATACCAATCGATGACATTCGAAATGCCTTACAAGACAGGCGTTTAACAGTGGTCGCGGAACGCTGTGGACTATCTCATCCTACAGTCAAGGCAGTCGCTGATGGTAACGAAGAAATCAGTGTGAAGACGTGGAAAAAACTCAGTGATTACTTGAGTGATTCGCAATGAAGATAGAAGATTATTGTTCACAACTTGGCTGGTATCTGGTCACCATACCAGCAGGATCAAAAGGGCCGACAAGATTTGGATGGCAGCAACCAGAAAAGGCATTGTCAGATCCAGAGGCAGCGCGTGATTATTACGAGAAAAATCCAACGCACAATGTTGGGTTGTTACATGGCGCATCAGGCACATGCGCTGTGGATATAGATAATGTCGAAAACACAAAGCTAATCTTCGAGGAATTAGGCATAGATTTTTCCGAAGTAATGAACTCAGCGCCACAAATTATTGGCCGCGAAAATCGAGGCAAGCTCATCTTTAAGGCTCCAGACGATCTGACTATGCATAAAATATCATGGCCAAGCAAAGATGATCCACGCAAAACAGAAACAGTATTCGAGCTTCGGGCTGGGCCTGTGCAAGATGTTCTGCCACCATCGATTCATCCAGACACTGGTCTTCCTTATAGGTGGTCTGGAATGCCCATCTGGGATGGATTACCAGACCTACCGCCACAACTTCTTAATCTTTGGCGTAACTGGGATAAACTCAGAACGCAGCTACAAGATATGTGTCCTTGGAAAAAAAAGGCAGAGTTTCAGCCCACCAGAAAGCCCAGACCAAAAGGGGAAAGCACGTCAGTAATCGATGCCTATAATGAGGCGCACGACATGCACACACTATTAGTGCAGTACGGATACAAACCAACATCGCGTGGCAGATATCTATCGCCAAACTCTTCATCTGGATTGGCAGGGGTCAAGCTCTTCGATAATGGTCGAGCCTACAGCCACCATGCATCAGATCCGTTTGACAGCGCACACAGCTTTGATGCTTTCGAGGTTTTCTTGCAGTACGAGCATCAGGGCAATGTGACCAAGGCGGTCAAAGATGCGGCACAGCTTTTGAACGTGACTCAAGATCCAGACTACGAATACGACAGGGAGGCCATTGAGCATGGCGCAAAGGTTGCCGCGCAAATTATGTCCAAGCCAGAAAAGAAAAACAAAAATCCACTGGATGATATTCCAGAAAATTTACTAAGTGTTCCCGGTGTTCTTCAGGATGTTTGTAATTTTTACACAGTCACAGCCATTAAACCACAGCCACAGTTTGCAGTCCAAGCAGCCATTGCATACGGATCTGTGGTCATGGGCAGGCGCTGGGTAACAGATCAGCGTAACTTTTCCAGCCTATACTTTCTGAACATTGGCGAGACTGGATCGGGCAAAGAGCATACAAAATCGGTATTAGAAGACTTGCTCGAACAGGCTGGTCTGGAAGCTCTAATCGGTCCAGCAGGATACACGTCAGCGGCTGGGGTAATCTCAACTCTGATCAAAAAGCCCACTCATGTTTCTGTAATCGATGAGCTTGGCCGTCAACTCAAGTCAGCAGCCGCAAGAGGTATGCAGCACAAGGCAGATGCGTTGACATCCATTATGGAGTGTTTTGGTCGGCAAGACGGTACGCTCAGACAGCAAGGCTATGCCACAAATGCATTGAAAGCATCCGAAGCAGAAAAACTGGAAAAGGCAGTCAAGCGTCCAAGTCTCACACTGGTGGGCATGTCAACGCCGTCTGAGTTTCTGCAAGCTATTGGTGGTGGCGATGTTGCGTCTGGCTTGTTGAACAGGTTCATCATTGTGAAGTCAGCCATTGGCGTCCAGATGTCACAGAAAAAAAGAAAGTCATCAATATCTGAACGTCTGGCCGTCTGGTCAAAGGAACATGCCCATGCACAGATTGGCGATCTGGACACTAACAATGCACATGATCTTCCTCCGCACCCCATAGAAGTTCCATTTACCGAAGCTGCTGAAAAGATGCTGCGCGAATATGAGGAGCGTCTGGTCGGGGCAATGAAGAAGGAAAACGGATCTGGTCTGGAGGATATGTACAATCGCTCCAGAGAAATCGCCATGCGCCTGTCTCTGATTATTGCCAGATCAATGGATCAGGATGAAATCGGTATCGATGCAATGCAGTGGAGCATCGACTATGTCGATCATTACGCCAAGCAAGCAATTGAGATGTTCAGGGCAAATATGGCCGAAGGTCCGTTTCAAGCCTGCTGTAAGACAGTGTACACAAAGATCGAAGCTGCTGGGCTGGTCGGCATTACAGCATCTCAAATATCACGTACAGTTTCTGCTTTCGCTAACATGGAGCCAAAGCGCCGTCAGGATGTTCTGGACGCGCTGGAACAAGATCGCGGCATCCAAAGCAGACAAACAAACGCTGGGCAGAGAGGCAAGCCAAGGCTCGCATACTTTGCACCACCACAACATTGAGAGGAATATTTATGTCGATTAAAATTTTAGAGGGAGATTGTTTGCAAACTTTATCTTCATTGGAAGAAAAATCTGTAAACACTTGTGTGATCCTC